ATCCATAGCCTCCCCTAATCCTCCACCTGTGGGGCAAGGATTAATTTCCATCTCTCTTTCCCACCACGCAACGTTTGCGGTTGCAGTCTTTACATCCATTATAATTCCTCCTATGGTTGATTATAGCTAGGACATATAGTACCTATACGACCCTTGGGCAAATATATCCGCACATTTAAGCCTTTATGAATAGCCTCTCTTGCTCCCCTGCCAACTCTTATGCCATTGTTAGCAGCTCTAATGCCAGCCGCCATAATGTCATGTTCAGTCCAGCTTGTCGGAAACCAAGTCTGGCCTTCGCCTGTTTGCTTTTTTTTATCTCGATGATCCGGTACATTGCCAAATATAACGCCATTACTACCGGTTCGGACAATATTATATTCAATCCCACGCCGATTCATTTCAGACATAGACTGAACAGCATGGCCGCCTCCGCTAAGCCGACCATTTGGGCGTTCCTTAGACGGCTTCACATAATCCCCAATTAT